GGCTGCGCTTCAGGCTGGGCTTGCACCTGCTCAGCAGTCTTTGGCTCAAAGTCCGGTCCACTGGGAACCTGGTCGAGGTAATCGCTTACACTCTGCGCGTTCGGATTAAAAGGAGTGCCTTCACTGGTAATGGTCGGATAAACCTGCGTTTCAGATTCAGGCTGGGCTTGTACCGATTCGGCCGTAATCGGCTCAAAGACCGGACCACTGGGGACTTCGTCGAGATAATCGCTGGAATCTGAATCAGCAAGCAACTGATCGGCTGTGCGCTGACGTTTGACTGCTTCGTCCAGAACACCATTAGCCATAGATATCACTTGCCGGATAGAGCTGTCCGGCGCCTGCGCCTAACCCTAAAGCATTGAGGTAACTCTGACCGGCCGCCATTGGCGAAACCTGGGCCAATTGTCCAGGTACAACCTGACCCGCCGCAGCGGGATCCTGACCGACTCCTTGGGCACGTCCTTGCTCCGGCACCATCCAAGGCGGGATAGCCTGAGGTTGCGCACTAGCAAGAGGCTGCTGCTGCGCGTTAGCTGCGGCATTCGCACGCACCTGATCTGCCGCTCCAGGCGGAATATTCACGTCAGAATCGCTCTGATCGCTCGGAGTCGAAGCAGGCTCATTAGCTGCCAGGTTCTGTTGGTCACCTGTATCAACGGCTGCCTGCGGTTGCGGTTGTGCTTGCGCTTGCGGTTGTGCTTGCGCCTGCGGTTGCTGCTGCCCTTGGCCTAGCGGCTGCTTCGGTCTGATACTGCCATCGGGCATCCGCATCCAAGTGTTGTAAGGCAAACTGCGCAATGTAAGGTTGTCATTGACCGGCACAGGATTAATCTTGGTGCCACTCGGCTGTCCTGAATTGGGATTAGTCCCATCGGGCAAATTGCCTACGTAGGGTTGACCAGCTCTGATCCGAGTCGCGTTAACGCGTTGCGTATACAAAGACGCATCAGCCTTGGGAATCGAGAAAGCTGGCAACCCGTTTTTATCGGTGACTGGCACCGTCTTGGGATTATTTTGCGACTCAGGCTGACTAGGATCAAAGGTCGGATTAGGTTTTGATACAACCAGATTGCCTTTGCCGTCATCTGTCAAATTGCCAAGGTTGCGCGCAAAAAGATCAAAAGAACCTTTGCCATGACCAGGTTGAGCATCGAAGTCAGCTCTGATCTTAGAGTAATCGTCTGTTCCAGGATCGTTCTGCACATCACCCGTACCGGCCACGTAAGGCGCCGGCTTACCGCCCTTGGCTGCTCCGGGAGCACCACCTTGTCCACTCAAGAATTGTTTCCAACGCGCAGCGCTACCGCCACCGCCACTGCCTCCGCCACCGCCTCCGCCCATCCGCTGCCGCACCAGTGCCAATTGCGCAGCGATTTTAGCCTGTTGCAACCGATCAGCAAGGTCCTGCTGTTGAAATTGCTGGCGCATCTGAAGTTCACCGACACCTCCAGTTAGTGGGCTCGTGCCGGTCGTCGGAACATTTGCCCCAATCACGTTTGGCTGACCAGTCGTTGGACTGACTCCAGGCGCTGCCAGCGCAGCGCGAGGCGGGTTCTGCGTGTTTAAAATCTGGTTGGCTACTTGGTTCTGACGTTGAACCTGCATCGCTGTATTGATCGCCTTAACGATGTCACCACCGATATTGCCAGTTGGCGCCGTATCGATTCCACCGGCACCAACCGCGCCGCGGCTGCGAGCAGCCGGACGCGCTGCTGCACCCATCGTGCCCCGACGAGCGTACGGCATGTAACGCGGGATATAAGGAGCCCTGTACTTTAACGGCATTTTAGTAGTAGGTTTTGGATTTCTTCTTGGGAATCTTCGCCCCGCTCCGGCGGGCAGTATCGAGCGCGATCGCGATTGCTTGCTTACGAGGCCTTCCAGCGGCCATTTCAGTTTTTATGTTCTGACCGATAGCCTTTTTACTCGCGCTTTTGATTAACGGCATAAGTTATGTTGTCTTTATCTTCATGTAACCTTCCGTAAAACCACGCATCCCAAATTCCCGCAAACTGTTGTGGCTCGGATGCCATTCTCTCGGTCGTCCCTTTGATTTTTGAATGTTTTTCCCTGGCCACATGGGGGGAGCATCGCGACCAACACTCTGTACAATCGTTTTGTCAGTTACTTTAAGAATTTTACTTTTAGTTACTTGGTGAGCACGTTTCCGGCTTTTCCCACTGCCTAAAATCATGGGAACCGCGTGACCACTTCTGACCTGAAAATTGAACGGAGCAATTTGTTCGCCCATATCATAATCAATCAGAGCTTTTTGAGCAGGTTTGGGCGTTAAATAAATATATCGCCATCCTTTCGCTGGATCACTCCAGCGAATCGTCATCATATCTACACTGATACTACGAACCCCAGGCAATTGTTGTGCGATAGCATCCGCAATCATGCAATGACGGCTATCGGCCTTGCACGCATCTTGAATATTTTCAGCAGTCACTTCAATTTTATGTCTTGATGGCACAACTTTAGGAACACTCGGTTGTTTCATACACGGTGTGTTTTAGCCAAAAACACACCGTGTGTAAACTTACTTTTTCATCAATCTCCGAGAAGGTTTCTATCGTCTACCTTTGTTTTCACAGGTAGACGATGACAACTCAGGAAGGATGCAATTTTTTGAGCGTCTGTGCCAATTTTGCTCTGCGGCCTAATGTGCCGCCCTTCTGCGCTGCTGCGGCCAGTTTCTTTGCCGGGATGTTCTGCCCTTCCTTGACACCCAGGCTTCTACGCAGACTGCCTTTCTTCGCCGGGTCGATCGCCTTCTGTATCCATTTTTCAGCCATAAATGCTCCAATCAATGCTCCTGTAAATGCTCCGATACTCCTAGCCAGAGAAATACCCCTTTGCCCCTCCTGCAACCGCCCCGACCCCGGCTCCTATCAAAGCGCCCCAAGGACCTCCAGCTGCGCCCGTCAAAGCTCCGCTGGCAGCGCCTTGCAATGCTCCACTGGCCGCGGCGCCGCCTTGATTCCTCTGCTGTGGCTGCATGGAATAGCCGGTGTACTGCCCGTAATTGAGCCCTTGCATCCATTGGTTAGCCAGCTGGCTCATATCAAGTCCGTACTGCGGGAAGGATTGCGTGCCCGTGCCGGTGTAGTAGCCGCTGGGGCCTTGTGGCTGATAGGACGGACCACCGCCAGCTGCTGAGGCCGCCCGTTGCTCAGCAGTGTTCAAGTAGCCCGCACCGGCTTGGTAGGGCGTCTGACCGCTACCCAAATATCCTAACGCAGCTTGCTGGGCCCCTCGGTAGTTAGCCAGGCCTTGCTGATAAAGACCCAGTGCAGTTGAACCGATATCTTGACCGCTTGATAAAAAACCTTGTAACGCCTGTTGCCGTTGCTGCTGCAAAGCCAGACCTGCCTGTCCGCGCGTCATCGCTTCTTCAACCAGTTGCGGTGTGCCATACACATTGCCACGGGCAGCCTGAGAACTTCTGACCTGTTGCTCAATCTCACGCTGCATCTCGGGATCAAGCTGAGTACCTAAGGCTGACTGCTGAGCCAATGCTCCTCCTAGTTGCTGACGAGCAGCCAGCATCGTTGGATCGACCTGACCGTAAGTCTGCAGATAGCTTTGCATTTGCTCTGCACTCGGAGCATTCAATCCTTGCTGCAAAGTCCCCAGGTAACTGCCGGAGAGCGCCTGCCGTAACGCTTCAGTCTGCGGATCAATCTGCGCCATCTGTTGCAGTGCCACGCTTTCGGGCTGGGCACTGCCCGCTCCGCCAATCTGTGGTGCTGCATTAGGACCAGTCCCGCCTCGCAAATTCGCTACCGCAGTATTGAGTTGCCCTGGGTCCATGCCCATACCGCCGAGCCACTGCAGCAACGATTGACCGGCTTGGGCATTGCCTCCTTCATAAGAGCTGTACAGACTCATGATCCGCTGCGTATCAGCAGCATTTAAGGCTCCACCGCCAGGCATGATTAAAAGGCCTGAATTCGGATTACCCTGTCCGATTGTGGGGTTTACACCCCAATAACTGCCGCCGCCGCCGCCATCTGCCATATTTGTGCCTCCTCCTCCGCCTGCTCCATAATAACTGCCGCCAGCTCCTCCTCCTCCTCCTCCTCCTGCAGCGGTTGTGCCAGCAGCCTGAGTACCACCAGCGCCAACCTGCATTGCCTGCTGCTGAGCTTGGAGCAAGTTCAAAAACTGTTGCCCGGTTAATCCTGTCCCGTAAGGACTTTGCTGGGCACCTCCGCCGGCCATTGGCTGGGACAGAAGTAATTGTTGCGCCTCTTCATTAAAAGGAGTCGCAGGCGCCGGAACTCCGAAATACCTGTAGAGAGCCTGTCTCTGCTCATCAGTGAGATTCGCAGGATCAATCTGAGCGGGCAGAGCCATGCTCTCCTAGACGAAGTAACTTTGCGGCGCAGTTGGTTGCGCCAGGTTCGTAGCTTTAGGTATTACCAATTGCGGATTAGCGCCTTGGGCGTTAACATTGGCAGTGGCCAGATTCGAGGCAATCTGGCTGGCACCAGAGCGCAATGCACTCAAATCCGGCACATTGGCTGTTCCTGGCACCGTGTAAGCACTCGGAGCGCGGAAAGTGAATGCCCCGGCATTAGTTCCGTAAAGTTGCCCTAACCGATCTGTAGCGGCTTTCAGCCGCATCTGACGCTGCGCATAAGCCAATGGATCGACCCGTGACTGAATATCCTGCTGGGCTGCAGCTGATTGGTAAGCCGCCTGATTGGCGAGTGCCTGCTGAGTCTGGGTTTCCGCCGGCCCCAACTGACTCGTCGTATAAAGATTAGAATATTGTTCAATCGGCTGGTTGGCGACTGACATCATCTCGCCCGCTCCGGCAGTGCCGACGGCAGCCTGAGCAGCCTCACCCGGGGTGATCGGTTTCGGCACTTGCGGTGAACCTCCGCCTGCTCCCATTTTCTTTAGCGCTCCTTTCTAATTCTGTTTGCTAGTTTTTCAAATTGCTCCCAACGAAATATTCTGGGCGTTCCTCGCTCCGTACGTTCCCCGCGATCCCAGAGCATGATTTCCTTTGGCCCCCACCGGTCCACTAACTCGTCATGCAAAAACCCTAAAGTCTGCGCACCATCAGCACTCATCAACTCAATCATACAGAATGCTCCACCAGGTTCATGTACGAAAGGCTCCAGAAACTGCTCCAGCTTTGAGAACAGTTTTACCACACAAACCCCGTGAGCCACTCCCTCCTGATCAATCGAAAAGACAATCGTCCCGCGATTCCAGAAAAAACTGAACCAATCGCAAAGTGTTGTGAAAGTCCAATTGGAATACTTGGGCACTTGGCGAATCAGTTCCTCAAGCTTTTCCATCGTCTCAATATATTCAGGTGCGTGCTTCATCGCGCAATCAATGGCATCGATTCAAATGCGCTTGTCATGATCTGGTAAAGTGTCCAGTTGCCCGTACCGTCCAACCGGAACTGTAGCTCAGTGCAAATGCCGGTTTTGAGTAGTCCCAGCACCTGGATCAGGTAACCTTCGATATCCAGATCGAATGGAAAAGAAGGAATCGTCAGGCTCAGCAAGTAAGCGCTGGTGGCTACTGCGCGCTTGGCGGTTTCAGCTTCGCGATCGGCGATTGCGGTAATGGTCACCGGATCAGTACTCTCCAAGAACTGGAACCTGGCCGAATGCGGTCGTACCTGGTTAATGTCCTCACCAAAAGTAAATGAACGGCTCAACAACATCGAATCATAATACTGCAGACTCGTATCGATATTTTGATCATAATATTGCCGCTCGACCGGATAAGTCTGCCGACTCAAAATCCCGTCTCTGGTCGCAACCAATAGCGCCGTATATTTGATATCGGTTCGGTCACGAGCGAAATCCCGCGCACCCACATCCGCGCCGGCGATATCGTAACACCAAAGCCCTTGCCAAGCTTTCAGCGTCACTGAATAGATCAAGAGAAAATTGTTATAGGTCGCTCCGTCCAGAGGCACACTTAACAGATAAAGATCGTCCCAATAGGTCGCGCGCGCATTGTCGCAAGCAAGCCAGTTGATCCGGTCAGTGTAACCGCGTATATCCAGGCTGATCGGTAGCCAGACTCCTTCCTCCTCACTAGTCGGTGCCTGCCCAAGTGCGTAAACTCCACGACCAGTTTCAGAAAGAAAAAAGACGTCATTACCGGCCTGCACAATGGTGCCATGGGTCCGGCAGCCGATCGTCGCGCTGACTCGGTTAATGCTCCAGTCAGGCACAGTCAAGCCGGGACCGGTTTCCACGAGCCAAGTTGAACCATTACGGAACACCGCAATCTTCTGATCTTTCCACAGCGCGATTCCAGTAATCTGATCCGTGCTGACCGGATCAAGCGTCACGCTGCCGGTCGGCACGTCAACATGTTCAGGATTAAGCAGATCGCTACAAACTAAAGTGTTCTGGTACGCGTAAAGTAAACGGAACACTGTCCAGGTCGGATACAGTACATTCGGCCATTGGCTCGGCACACTGATTACTGAAAATCCCGGCACCGCAGGATCATATTTATTCAGCGTTGTCCCACTAGAGAAATAGAGCGCAGTATTGGCTACTGCCGAATAAACTTGGGCTCCGGTAGCAAACGCCGGTCCTCCTGAAATCGTTGTCCAAACACTGGACCGGTTATCCCATGTGTACCAGGCCGAGCCCGAATTGACCAAAAAAAGACCGTTCCCAACATGATGCACTGAATCCAGTGTGCCGGTAGCGCTTTGCGCTAAACGCTTTATTCCAGGTCGCGGTCGATTCAGTCCGTCCAGTTGCGCAAGTCGATTCTGGGCATCGGCGCCCATTTGCTTATCGATAGCGCTGGGCGGCATCGAATTGTTGATCCCGCTGATGGGCACCGAAGCGTCAGTCTTGAGTTCATCGTCGTAAATCCCTTGCGGCAATGGATTAGTGAGCGGCATCTAAAATCCGAATGGGTTCCAACTTGTTGAACGGTTCCACCACCAGCCGCGCAAGTAATCGCCATACTCGTAAGTGACCGGCACAGCTTGCTGGAAGAATTCAGCCTGGTTTTTCTCGACCTGAATCGCTGCCTTGATATGTTCCATCGCGACCTGTTCTTCCGAATTAGCTTTCTGCAACTGGCTCAGCCGTTTCCACAGAGCGCCCGTCGTAAAAGATACCAGCGCATCCCAGATATGGCTGATCCGCGGTACGCTCATGTCGTTATCCAGACTGTCCGGCTTGAGTTTGACCTGGGTACGGATCCAGGTCTGTAGCGGCGCCCCGCCAGGGCTGGTCCCAAGCGGAGGCGGTTCCATGACAATCTGAGTAAAAACCAGTTCAGTCATCGCCGGCGGCATCACAAAAGTATTGCCTCCGGCAGCGATGGTTAAAGGCAGAGTGGTCACCTCACTCGAAAGTACCGTGACAGTCTTATACGAATGAACCGTGGTAATGCTGGCCGGATTATAAAGCCCGCTCCCTGCGCTAGTCCCCTGCAAAATAAAGGATTCACTGATCGGAAAATCGTTCGTGTCCGTACCAGCAATGTAGACGCTGAACGGAGTGTTATTCGAAGTCGTAAACGTGAATGTGCCTGGACTTAGATAAGGCCAGGCCAGGTTTTCCGCCCGATAAAACCAGGGAGTGTTTCCGGGCAGATTGTACGCAGGATAAGTAAAACGCTCGATCCAATCCCGTTCCCGATAATTAAGCCGGATATAGGAACGCCCATCATAAGAAAGGCTGCAAAAGATCACTTCCTCAGCATCGAAGGGCAAAAAGAAGATGCCGTTTAACGCCGGATTCAATTGCACCCCGTCGAGCAGCCGCATCGCCTCACGCCAATTATGCGCATCGTAAAGAGTGGCGTACTTGAGCCGCAGCGCGCGGCGGGCGAAATCCAGCGCTTCACTGGAGATATCGCCAGTAGTCTCGCATGCGAACTCGATGATGTCGTTAACGGTCAAGGTAAAAAAATCGATTTAAATAGTGTCACCATCCAGTATCGGAAGTGTGGTGCCAAAGGATTGTTTGAGTGGCGGTCGTGGCGGCACTTAA